CGTTGTGCAGATCGGTCAGCGCAACAACTTTTTCCCGGAGTAATTCAGGGATAAGCATCTTCCACATGGTGGCGGCGCGATCGCTCAACCACTCCGGCGGATCAATATTTCTGACGGTCGTGAACTGGGGCTCATCATTGTTGAGCGCCCGCTTTCCGGGGTTCCCAGCAAGTTTTTTCTGCGCCGTCGGCTTGGGTTTGCGACCACGGCCGGCGACCGTGGCGGTGCCTCCCATCGCGCAACTCCTGAATTTTTAATTTCGCGGGTGTAGGAAAACGATTGAGGGCGCGGTCTAGGAGCCAAAAGGCCCAGACTTTCGACCCTCCCCCTCCCCATGAACGAGAATTCCTCTCATTTCTGTCATTCTCGACCATTTTCGGTGAAAATCCGTGCGATTCGTTCTCATTTCGATCATTTGCCCGGGTCATCCGCGCCCTGCCGCACCGTGTTGCCCCAGCCACCGTCCTCGGCCGCTGTCTTGCGGCTGTGGCATGGGCGACACAGGCCTTGCCAGTTGGACCTGACCCAGAACGCATCCTTGTCGCCTTTGTGCGGGATGATGTGGTCGAGGTCAGTGGCAACTACCACCAAGCCCTGACGCTCGCACTCAGCACACAGCGGGTGCTTGGCCAGGTAGGACTTGCGGGCCTGCTGCCACTTGTAGCTGTATCCACGCTGACTGCTGGTCTCTCGCTGCTTCTCGCGTTGCTTCACTTCGAACTGCTTGCCCACATCCGCATGGGTCTCACAGTAACGAGGGTTGCGGGTCAGGACATTGCAGCCTTGGGCATTGCACGGCTTCTGCGGTCTCAACGGCATGGGGTGCCATCCATGTAGGTTAATGGCACGGCATCAGGGTCTTCATCACCATCATCTGCCAGGGCCTGGATCAGTAGCAGTTGCTGCTCGGCCATCCTGTTGAGGATCGCTGTCTGCTGCTTCTGCTCGGCCAGCACCTGGGACAGCAGGCTTGCCAAGGAGCTGAGCTGCTCGCTCATATGCAATGCCACTCCATTTCTTGAGCCACTCACGCCGTGCGGCACAGCTACCGCAAGACATCAGCCTGTACGCTCGACGGTGACTGTTCCGCGAAGGCGCCGGGTGTAAACCTCATCGCCTGCACGCCTGATGCGGAGTGGATAAGGACAGAACACAGCAATGCCCCGGGACGTATCGCACCAGATGACACGCTCGATCTCGTTGCCGTTGACGTAGACCCGGCGCCTGCCTCGACCATCATTGAAGTGATGAAAGCTATCTGGCCTTGCCATTACTTGATCAACTTCGGTTGCAGCACGACTCGGGCAATCATCACCAGAAGACCCAGAACGCCATAGGCAATCGGTGGCAACACCGTCTGTAGCGACGGCATCAGCTGCTCAGCCACACCGAGCACTGCGATTGCACCACCTGCCTGAACACTGGTCATACCCAGCGCTTGTTTCCAGTTGTCGATCAGTTGCATGGGTCACTCCTGCCGCTTGGGCAATTTGAAGTCAGTGAATCGGTCCGCCAGGTCGGCGACCTTCTTCACACCCAGAGTGCCGATAACTGCACCGAGGGCTGCCGCCAGACTTGATGGGAGGTTGAAGTATTCGAGCAACGGGAACGCCCCGGCTGTGATCGCGCCGCATAAGCAGGATTCCAGCAGAGCCTGCCGCCGCCCTCCACCGCCGTAGATGACGCGGAGGAAGGCAATCCAGCACGACAGCGCCGCGGCATAGAACATCGGGGAATGCTGACTGAGCCAGGCCATGACTATCAGCCAGGTGTCTGGTTTATCGGGCATGTCTGGCATCTCGGAATCCTCCCGCATCGGGAGTTAAGGAATAAAAAAGCCCGCAGCGCGGCAGGCAAGAGCACGGATCATTGCGATCAGAAACGAAAAATCCCGCACTTGGCGGGACTTCGGAGGCAGCTAAATGTAAAAAATGAAGTAGCAATTGAGCGAAGGTTTACTTTTCCGTCGTCAGCGTTTTTTCGTGACGGGTCAACCTTTTCGCAACTTTTTTCAAGATCTTTTCATTACCAACGACCTTGTGAGCCACATAGCCGGCGATTCCTATTACTCCAGCCACCGCGAGACCAGCACAAATTGCAACAGTCGCAGCAAGCCGATTCTCCACCTTATCATTATCAATAATCGTGGTACCTATCGTCACCACTGACTTCATGATTCCTTCAGCGATACTCATTTCAAACCCTCCCCAAGATCGAAAAACTACTGATTTGATGATGGCTATTTAACGGACATAGGTCAACGCAGCTCAAGGGAAATGAATGCGAAAAAAAACCCGACACAATGGTCGGGTTTTTCGTCACTCCTTACACGCATAGGAATGACAGGATGGGGTTAATTTACGGCCAATTGGCCAACACGGTCAAGCGGCGTCTACGAAGATTTCTTCCAGATCGAATATCTCAGTGGCGCGGATCACTGCCGCCTCCTCCAACTGTTCCAATCGCTTATGGATACCGCCGCGCCAGTTGCGTCGAGTGCGCTCCGGGGAGCCGGCGAGGTCCCAGGTGTTCATGTCGTAGAACTCGGCGGGCAGCACGATCATGTCAGTGGAGCGCTTTCCGACCTGAACGCCCTTGAGCTTGGGGATTGCCCACGCGGTGAGTGCCTTATAGATGAACAACTGCGGAGCCGGGGAAGTCATGCGGGCCACCAGGCGGCCGATGGCGGCGACCTTGTTGGCCTTGTGCGTTGAGTACTTGGCCACCAGAACATCCCACTGGGCTGGATCAAGCTGACGGTGCAGGAGCGCATAGAGGCAGCAGTCGTAATCGAACTTGTCGCGCGGCGATAACGAACTGCCCGTACCGCCTTGGCGAAGGTCGGCATCGATCAGCTTCTGCCACGACTGCTTGGTGCTGTTATCGATGTTGTCGGCGGCCAGTACCCGGACCAGCGTCCCCATCACGTCCTTATAGATGCCCATACCTCAATCCCCCGTGTAGTTTGATCCGCCGGCACCGCGGCGGTTGTTCTGGTTGTACTGGTCGGTCGCACTAGATGCCCGAGGCCAATCACGCTCCAAGCTGATTACCCGACGCTGTACCTTGTTAAGCAATAGACCCAGCTGGGTGACAAGAACGTCAACCGGCACCGCCGCGCCCGTCTCGGCGGAAACCCACCCGGAAGCGTGACATTCAGTGCAGGGCAGTTCGTGGAATACACCCTGGATCACCGTCTGCCCACGGCAACTGGTGCACCAGATCAGGTCCACAGTTGCGGCCTTGAAGGCGGGGCCATGCTGCTTTTTCATCATTTTTAAACCTCGCCTATGGTTGATTCTTGAATAGCCTCGCAGGCCTTGTGTTTTGTGGCTTCCAGCGCATTACCAGAATCTCTCGATCTAAAGCCGGTCAAGGTGTGGATACGCTTGAAACCCTTTGCATCTAGATACGCGCACCACCGGTCCAAGGCCTCACGCTTACGGCTCATTACGTCCGACTGGATGTACACCTTCACGTTGTGGCCCATGGCATGGTTGATCAGCAGCTCACCAATCAGATGGTCGATGCCGATGTCTGCCCAGCCGGTACGGGCCACCTTGCGCAAGTCGTGACTGGTCCATTCGCCCTGCCCCAGTCGCGTGAATACAGCGCACGCCTGACCCTCACTCAATGCCTTGCCATTGCGGGATGGGAACAGGAACTGACCGTCGTAGCCGTTCGCACGCTGGATTTCGCGATAACCGATCAGCATCTGACGTACCTGGTCGGTCAATGGCAAATGGTGCTCGACGCCGGTCTTGGTGTTCTCGGCCGGAATGAACCACTCCCGCTCAGCAAGACTGATATGCGACCACTGGGCCTGCCGGGTCTCACCGATGCGGGTGCCGTGGCACAGCATCATCAGCGCGAGCATGGCGTCAGCAGGAGCGGTGGTCATGGCATCCCGCAGCAGGGTAATCAGGTGCTGAAGCTGGGTGACCCGCAACCGTGACGGCTTCACCCCCACCTTGGCCTTGGAGAAGTCGCTGAACTTGACGTCCTTCATCGGGTTGGCCGAGATCAGCCGAAGCTTGAACGCCTGACGGAATGCCAGGGCCAGCAGCTGGAACGCTGAGCGCACGTAGTCGATGCCGATGGCCTCCTGCGCCGGCCACATGAACTGATCGTCCAGGGTGGCTTTGTTGATTGAGGCCAGTGGCACGGCCCCAAGCAACGGTTTTAGGTGGCACTTGATCAGCGAGGCGCCGGTCTTTTTGCGCTTGCTCGACAGGCTACGGTCGCGGGACATCCGGTCGGCGTACCAGTCCAGCAGCTCACCGACCAGAACCCACTTCGAAAGGTTTGAACCGGTACCGGCATCGAGACGCAGACGAATCGCCGGCAGTGCAGCGACGACCTGTTTGGCATTGAGGTCTGGGAAGCTGCCGACGAGGTTCCATTTCCCCTTGCGCACCAGATACCACGAAGCCCGGGTTCGGGATCGGGTGAAACGCAGGTAAAGGCCACGGTTCTCGATGTCGCGCAGATCCCGCACGTCACCGACAGCCTGTCGCTTGATCTCGGCATCAGTGATCTTGACCGCAGCGCTGCTCATGCTGCCACCACGGTAGGCGGCATGCGAAGGTACGCGCGGATCTGCTCCATCGCGTCGAAGTGTCCCCGACACACCACCGCCAGATAGCCCTGGTCATTGAGCTTGCGAATGCGTTCGTGTTGACTCGGTGAGATCGGGGCATCGTTCGGCGGTGTAGCCTTGAACTCGATGTACAGCCCGAAGTAGCCACCGCGAGCCATGGTCAGCACCAGATCGGGAATACCAGCGACCACGCCCTGCTCTTTCAGCTTCATTGCCACAAGTACGTGCCGGTGACCGCCGTTAGGGACGTGATAAACTAGGTCGGCTACGTCTGGCATGCGGATTCGCAGCTCGGTCATCAACGCGGCCTGCTCCTGCCCTTCACGGTCGACTGACTTGGCGCGGACTGCCTTCTGGTTGAACAGCCTAGGCTTGGCGGGGGTCATACTTTTTCTCCGGTAAATCGGTCGATCACTTCAAAGGTGCTCGGCCACATCAGGTTGCCGAATTTCTCGGCAATCGATTGGTGCTCGAACAGCGCAACCGCGCGATCTGGTTTGTCGGTGAGGTCCCACTTGTAGCCGCAGCTATGCACAGCGAAGCGGTACTCGGCGGGATTGGTCGGCGCAAGGCGGGAATCAGACACGGGCAACACCTCCCGAGCGCATTGCACGGAGAGCGGCCAACGCTTGATTGCCAACCTCGGGGGTACGTTCAGCAGCCGGCGCAGCCAACTCAGCTACCGGAACTGGGCCGAGCTGCTCGCCCATCCAAACCTTGCGAACCTGTTCCAAATACCGCTTCTCGAAGCTGATCAAACCCAGCTCTCGGCTTAGCAGTGGCAAGCTGTTAAACCCTGCGGCCGCGGTTGCGTGGTAGACGGCCGGGTGAAACCACTTAGCAACGCCGTGCATCGTTGGATGGCAGTTGCGTAGAGCCTGCTTGTACGCCGTCTCCACGTTCGGCAGCGGTGGGTTGAGCATTTCCGGCATAGGCACGCAGCCTTGAATGAACTTGCCGACACTCGGAATGAAGTCGGAGGGCTCGGCGCGGCAGCGGATCAGGCCGATATCGATCTGCTCCTGGGTGCAGATGCCGTTTTCGATGAACGCTTGTAACCAGGTGGCTTTCGATTCCTTGTAGGCCTTCGCATCCGGCCAAGCCTGACGCCATGCGGTGCGGATCGAGCGCAACTGGCGGAACAGCTGGTTGATCACCTTGCCGGTTTCGTGGGCCTGATCTTGCTGGGCCTTCACTGAAACTTCGGTGCTCGCGTCGATGAATTCGCCGTGGCGAACCTTGGTCACTGCCTGTGCCGCTACCGTGGAAACTGCTCTCATTTCGCACCCCCATTCATCCATTCGGTGTTTTCGTCGTCGTACTCGTCCGAAGCTGCAGGTGATGCGGATCCCGCCGCCTTGACGCGCTCACGCTTGACCCAGGCGACCAGACGGAAGCACCAGCCCGCAGCGCTGTCGACGGTCGAAGGCTTGGCAACGAAGAACCCCTTGAACCCTGCGAGAAGTTCGTCAGTGACCGAGTCGTCAGGCAAGCCGGCGATAGCGAGTTGATCTGCCAACGCCTTATCACTCGGTGCCCAGGTGGCGAACATGGCGAAGCGTTGGCGATCATCGGCGGCGAGGGCCTGACGATCCTGCTCGGCGATGACTTCGGAAATCTCGCGCTGCTGCTCTTCGGTTACTTGATGGTTAATTGATGTATTGGGTGCAGTGGCTGCACCCCGTTCT